GGGCGCCAACGCGGCCCTGGACTTTTCGCTTCTGCCGCAATTCGACAAGGCCGTTTCCAGTCTGGGACCGGAATATGAGCCTTATCTTGGGAAGGGCGACCTTCTCGAACTCGATCCCGCCGGAGAACAATACAAGTCCTGCCTCCAGGTGCTCCAGACGGCTGCCGTCTTGCGCGACTCGTGGGCACGGGCCGGTACGCCCCTGCGCTATCGGGAGTCCATCGTAAGGGCCGCGAAGAGCGTGCTCTCTGACAAACTCGAAACCATCACCCGCCGGAAGATGTCCGCCGAAGGACAAAAGCCACCGGTGCAGTCCATCCACAGGCCGTCCCGGCCCGGAACGCCCGTCAAGGGCGTGCCCGGCAAGGACGACGATGCCCTCCGCAAACTGGGCGAGCGCCTCAAGGCGCGAAGCGCCCGTGTCGAGGAGGACGAAAACGTGGACCGGTTGGCCATCTACTAACGGGCGTGAAAACGGATATTTGACACATGGCACAATTAGAAGGCTTTAACGACCTCATTTTGGGGACGTATAAGGACCAGCCCGACTTCAAGTGGTCGATGCTGGCCTTTCCGCTCACCCATTATGTCGGTTTTCAACAGCTTCTGGCCAAGAAGCGGGTAGCGGTCAGCAGCGGCTACGCATTCCAGTGGTTCCTGCAAACTTCCACCAACGGCACGGCCCGGCACGTTCCCCTGAACGCGACCGACAACGTAACCATCTACGACTCTATGGCCACGGCATCCGGCGTGCTTCGCAACACCACAAATGCGTGGTCGTTGGACGAACGCATGATCGACGCCAACATGGGCAAGCGGCAGATTTTCGATATCGTCAAGACGGCTCGCGCCGCGGGTTGGGGCGATTTCGTCAAGCTGGTCGAATCGAGCATCTGGGGAACGCCCAATGCGTCGCAGACCAACGATCCGCTCATGCTGTTCTATTACCTGGTGACCGATGCGGCATCGGGAGCCGGCGCATTTACGGCGCAGCTTCCGGTGTTGCCGGGAACGTCCACGTCGGCGGGCTTCACCACCATCGCGGGAATCGTTCCGGCCGATGTCGCTCGCTGGCGCAACTGGGCGTTCATTTACACCAACATCACCAAGACCGACCTGGCCCTGAAGATGGGCACGGCGTCGTTCAACACCGACTTCGAGAGTCCGGTGAACATCCCCGACGCGGGCAGCGCCGCCGACTACGGCATCTACGCGCCCTACTCGGTGGTGCAGCTCATGGAGCAGATGCTGGAGGCCCAGAACCAGAACCTCGGCAAGGATTTCGCCTCGATGAACGGAATGACGCTGTTCCAGCGGCATCCGGTCACGGCGGTCCCGGCGCTGGGTTCGCGGGCCGGAGCGCCCATCCTCGGCGTCAACTGGGGTCAAATGAAGTTCCGCTACCTGGAAGGCTGGTATTTCCGGGAGAAACATCGTGAGGCGGCCTTGCAGCACAACTCGGTCAACAGCTTTGTTGACTTGACGTGGGGCTTGCAGTGCCTGGATCGCAGCACCTGCTGGATCGGTTCAACCTCTTAACCACGGACACCGTGAGAAAGGACAAAGCACATGTTTAAGACTGTTTCCAATAGCGACATCACACTCCGTGGTCCGTCTCCTACGATATGGGGAAGTTGCCCCGTCGATGAGATCAATGCGGACAAAAACAAGGGAATCATCATAAGTGATGATTTCGAGTACACGCCGCTCGTTTTCGCCGCCGGCGGCGCCCAGGCGAACTGGGGCCGTTACAAGGCGTTCACTTCGGCCACGACGACCCTCGCGCCTGACGGCGCGGCGGGCGCTGGAATCCGACTCCTTCAGACGGGCGCGACGGACGACCTGGGCGGCTCTTTTGGAACGGTGCAGCAACCGTTCATCATCAACGCTTCTAGTGGTCGCGTCTGGTTCGAGGCCCGCATCAAGATCGCGTCCATCGCCGTCAGCATCGCCGATGTGTTCGTGGGCATGATCGAACTGGCCACGCTTTCGGCGACCGTGCCGATCACGGCGGCGGCCGGAGTCATGTCCAACAACAACTGGGTCGGGTTCCACCGGCCTGGTACAGCGGTGGCCGGAGACGGCTCCAAGTGCCGGTTCACCTACAAGGCCGACGGCGTAACGGCGGTTTTCGTCGAGACCATCGCCTCCTGCTTCGCGGCGGATACCTATGTGAAGCTCGGCTTCACATACGACCCGACGACGAACATCCTGACCAGTTATCGCAACGGGACGGCGCGGAGCACGACCTACACGATGGCGGCGGCGGCGGGAACGGATTTCCCGAACGATGTGAACCTGGGACTTGTGTTCGCCGGCCTTGCGGTCGGCGCGACCAATGCCGATCAGTCAATTGACTGGTGGCAGTGCGCTCAGGAGTTCATCGGCCTGTAAGCAACTGACGGTCTCCAACGGGGGTGACATGCCCCCGTTGGGGCCTTCTTGGAGTTCTTTGGTGGCTCAATCGGCCCTGTCGCTCAACTTCATGGACCTGCGCCGCGAAGCCGGGAAGTTCCTCGGCTACGGCGCGGACCCGGCGAATTACAGCGTCGCAGAGACTGCCGATTTGGCCGGCCTTATCGACTCGGCCTATCGAACGGTTCTGTTTCCGCCGGTCCTGCCCGGCGAGGCCGTACCGCATCGCTGGTCGTTTCTGCGCCCGTTGGCGACGTTTACCACCGTCGGCGGCACGGAGGATTACGACCTGCCCGACGAGTTCGAGGGGTTTGCCGGGCCGATCCGCTCGGCGGACCAGTCGTTCTACGCCGAGATTCAGATTACGTCGGTGGATAACATTTTGGCCTTGCGCCAGGCGTTGTCCGGCGGCTTGCCGTCGCTGGCGGCGATCAAGCCGAGATACACCAACGGCCAGACCACCGGCCGATGGACCTTGATGCTCTGGCCGAACCCGGCCGGGGCTTACGGGCTGACCTATCGCTACAACCTCGCGCCTCGGCCGATCAGCGAGGCGGAACCTTATCCGCTTGGCGGCGTGGGGTTCGGCGAGATGCTCATGGAGGCGGTCCTGTCGCTCTGCGAGGAGCGCAAGGACGATGCGCCGGGCATTCATCGGCAAAAGTTTCTGGAGCGGCTGGTCTCGGAGATTCAGCACGACCGGGCGACGATCGCGCCGGACACCTTCGGCTACTTCGGAGACCCGTCCACGCAGCGAAACCGCGGCTGGGAGCCGCACGAGTACGCGGGCCTGGTCACCTACAACGGAGTACCCTAACAATGGAGACATTGAATGTCTGCACATCGTTTCAAATCGGACCATAAACTGTCTGTTCCCGTGATAACAGCCAGTGCCAGCAGAACGCTGGTGGTATCTGACATGCCCATAACGGTTGTTACGTTAGCCAGAAACATAACCATTACGCTTCCCAAGGGAGAGTTGGGAGCGTATGTCCGGGTGGCCATCGGCATCACGGTCGGAGGCGGCAACACGACGCTTGTGAACATCGCCTCAACCGATGCCATCATGCTGACCAGCGGGGTCTTGGCTGCCGGCGTTGGGATTCAAAACAACGCTACGCTTGGAAGCATGGTTGAGTTGATTCACGATGGCGCAGGCGTCTGGCATCAGGTTGGAGCAAGCACCCCTTCAAACTGGTCTACCCAGTAAAGGAGGCTGCTCATGGCCAGTCAGAATCTTCGTGGCGCCACCCAATCGCAAACGCTGCCGTGCTACAACGTGGCGGCCAGCACGAGCGAATTGATCCTAACGCTGGACCCCTATTACACCTGGTTCATCGCCCACAACGGCGTTGACGTGGCCGGAACAACGGACCCCGGAATCATCGTGTTTTCGGATGTGACCCCGGTTGTGGCAAGTCTGGCGGAAGGCAGAAACATTGTGCTGCTCGGCGGAACGGCGATCTATCGCAGCGTGCAATTGCCCAACGAAGTAAGCGTCTGGTATTTCAAGGCCATGACGGTTGTCGCCGCGGGTCCGACGTTCCAGGTCATTCGCGGCGAGCCGACCAGCGGCCGTTTCTAGGGAGGCGACTGTGTGGCAGTCACCACCCTATCGGCCAGCGGGTCGAGCTTTTTCACGCTCCATTTCCACGGCCCGGACAGTTCCTACACCCGGCTGGTGCAGGATGGCTCGACGACCTGGCCGAACGTCGCATACATCGACGTGCCCCACGTCTCGACCGACTGGTATCGGATGCTGTTCTATTGGAACATCACGTCCTTGGCGGGCCTCACGGTTACAGCGCTGGTCCTGCGGCTGCCCTACGACTTCTCGCCCTTGGGCGAAGGATCGGGTGAACTTCTCTCCGTGCGCTGCCCGGACAATGTGCAACCCGCCATCGGCGACGCTAATTCAGCGTTGTTCGCGGCCATTGCCGGAGCGCCGGGGGCGCCGGATGGGGCGACTCAGGTGGCCGCGCTCGACCCGTCAGCGACTTGGACGCCCGGCCAGTACGGCCCGATCACGTTGTCGGCGACGGCCGTGTCGCGGCTCAATGCGGCCATCGCCGCGGCGACTGGCTACTACATGCTGGGAGTGATGACCACTGGCGAGATCAACTTGGTGAACACCAACGATCAGTTTTCCAGCAACATCGCCCAGCCCGCGTACCTGGATGCCATGAGCGCCGGCGGGGCGGTCGTGCAGCGCGTGCAGCACGTCGGCCCGAACTGCCGGAAGATCGGAGCGCGGTAATGCCGATCCAGCAAGGCGGAAAGACCGAGACCGTCAATCAGTCCTTTTCGTCAACCAAGGACTTGTGGCTCTATTCCGCGATCCCAACACAGAACAATGGAACCAATCAGGCCGTGGTCGTCGGAACGTCAACCGTTTCCACGAAACATCACGGCCTGTTCAGTTTCCAGATAGCGCCAATCACGCAAGACCCGTCGTTGGCGAACCTGGTCCTGACCTGTTCCGGTGGATCAAACGCGTTGGGGGACGATTTCACGGTTGCCCTATTGAAATCCGCCAATGTCATCAGCGGCGGCTGGCCGGTTTTGGAGGCGACCTGGAACAGGAAGAGCGTCGCGGCGCAATGGGCCGGTGGCGCGACGACCGGGTGCAGCGTGAGCGGGACGGATTTCTATGCCTCTCCGATCACCCTTTTTAATCCAATTTCCGGGAGCAGCGGCGTGGTTTACACCATCGACGTGACCGCCCTGGTCGTAAAGGCCAGGGCGGACAACCTGGAGAGCGTCGATTTCGTTATATTCCGGGCTTCTGAAACAAACGCCGACGATGGAATTAACATTAGGTCCGTGCGTAACGTAGCCAATACGCCACCCAGGTTGGATGTGACGTTCCCAGTTGCGATTGTCGGAGCGAGTCAGTTCATCGGACCGATGAGCAAGGATATGGCGTTCTAAATGGCCGAAGGAATCGTTGACCTACAGCCTCCATTGCTCGGCCTCAACCGGGCCATGTCCTTCCAGGGTCAGCCGCCCTATTCGACTTCCAAGGCGCTGAACGTGCGTCCCTACGACGTGGCCGAGCGCCGAGCGCGCATCGGCTCCCGGCCGGGCCTGCGCCGGGTCTATGCCGACCTGCTGGGAAGCGGGAGTCCCATTCGGATGCTGAACAGCGTGCAGCAAGTAACGCTACCGGGCGGGGCGACGTTCAAGGACGAGTTTCCGGGGACGGGTAGCGGAGAGGAATTGGTCACTAACTCTACCGGATGGACGGCACTCTCCTATGTTGAACCCATCTTTTCGACGAACTCCATCGTTCGCATATTTTACGTCAACCCAGCCGGGGACGGACAAGCGCATAATATGGCCATCGTTCGGGCCTACGTTGGGACCATCGAGCCACCAGACGGAAGTCTTACGGCGGCGGTTGTCCACGACAAATTGCCCAACGTGGACGCTTCACAACCCTATCGGATCACCGTAAGAGCGTTGACCACTCAAGGCGACCACGGACCCGCCTCGTTGCCGACGTGGACCGGCCAACGATGGATCATGGGCATGATGGACGATACCAACCCGGCCCCACAAAAAGATTGCTTTGTCGCCCAGGTTGCTGTCAATCACACGACACTGAAATACGACGTATTGCTTCACAAGGTCGTCGCCGGAGCGCGTACCTCACTTGGAAGCGGCTCGATGGACCTGATACCCGTAACGGATGCGCTGGATATTAGCGTTTCTGTCAGCGGAAGCGCCATCTCTGTCTTTCTCAATACGACCCTTATCTGTTCAGGAACTTACTCCGGGCCGGGAACACGATTCGGGTTCGGCCTCAAAAACGATTCTCTCTATTTTTCGTTCGACAGATACCGTGGCTACTTGACGGGCATCGACTCCATGAGTGTTTCCTATACGCCGAACAGTGCAACGCAACAGACTCGCCGAACGCTCGTATCGTCATCCGCCGGAAAGATGTATCTGGAAAACGATGCGGCACAGATGATCGAGTTCTCAGGAACCGGCAATGCCATTCGCGTCAGAAGCGATGCACTGATTCATTCCGCCGAGCGGTTGGCCCGCCTCTACATCGCGGACTACGGAACGGTAAAGGCTGAAAACAGGATCGGAACGGGCGGAATAAACGCCAGCGGGGTCTTGGATGACGGCCTGATAACCAACTGGAACGCCTTGGGAATCGACATCGCCCGCGACTTGGTTGTGGTTTACAACGTGTCGGCCCCGGCCTCGGCGGGCAACTACGTTATTTCCTCAATCGACACGAACAACGGCCTGCAACTGGTTAATTTCCCGGCTGGTGCGGTGTCGTGCAGCTATCGCGTGTATCCGGGGGCAAAAGTTCTTTCGTTGGACACCGGATCGTTTTCGTTCTGGACGCCGGGCCTGTCGCAGATAGTGCCAGCTAATTGCCCACTCATTGCTCTCTGGCAGGATCGGATGGTTCTCGGTGGGCCGGACGATTCGCCGCAAGGTTGGTTCATGTCTCGGCAGGGTGATCCCTATGACTGGAATTACGGAGGCTATCCCGGCGACATTCAGCGGGCCATCTTCGGAGCGGCCACGGAGGCGGGCCTTGTCGCTCAGGCCTTGACCGCCATCGCGGCGATCAACAATGACTTCCTGCTATTCGGTTGCAAACACGAGATGTATGTCCTGCAAGGCAACCCCCTAATCGGCGGGCGGCTGAACGCGATATCGCGCCGAATCGGCATCATCGACAAGGGCGCATGGTGTCAGGGGGCCGCCAGCGAGATTTATTTCTTGGCCGACGACGGCTTATACGTCATCACCATTGGCGGGCCGCCGCAGTCTATTTCACGGGAACGGTTGCCGTTGGAGCTTATCGGGATCGACGTGCAGAACGTCACCGTGCTCATGCAATACGATCCGGTAGAGCGGGGCTTGCACATTTACCTGACACCGACAAACGCGGCTTCAGCGACGCACTGGTGGGTCGATCTGGTCAACGGCGGGTTCTGGCCGATGGAGGTCGATCCGACGATGCAGCCGACGGCCATTCACAATCATCAGTCGCCCGGATTCCTCGACAGGCGGGTGATTCTGGGTTGTCGGGACGGCTACCTGCGAGCGCCGGACAGGCTCATTGGCAGCGACGATGGGATACCGTTTACGGGTTATTGCGACTATGGGCCGATCAGAAT